GGAGCTTTTGGGTTAGATAGTTATGATATATCAGGTACTGTAGATGGTAAAGGTTCTAATGGTGCATTACATGGATTAACTAAGTTTTCAATGGAAGATGCACCGCCTAATCACTTTTTTTTAGAATATATATCAAGGCCACAAACAGCTGAAATATTCTTTGAAGATGTATTAATGGCAATGGTATTTTATGGTATGCCTATACTTGCTGAAAATAACAAACCTAGGTTTTTATATTATTTAAAAAGAAGAGGTTACAGAGGTTATTCTATGAATCGTCCTGATAAAGTATGGAATAAACTTTCAGCTACAGAAAAAGAGATAGGTGGAATACCTAACTCAAGTGAAGATATTAAGCAAGCACATGCTGCTGCTATAGAATCTTATATAGAGACATATGTAGGATTAAAAGAAGATGGTTACGGTGATATGTACCATCAAAAGACATTAGAAGACTGGGCTAAGTTCAATATTAATAATAGAACAAAGCACGATGCTTCAATAAGCTCGGGTTTAGCTATAAAAAAAAAAAAAAAAAATAGGTATACACCTGCTAATAGAAGACAAATAAAAACTGTAGCTTTAGGTATTAAAAGATATGATAACACGGGTTATAATTCAAAAATAAAATAGATGATAAATACTAATTACAATAGTTCTTTTCCAGATCAGGTTGTGCCAGATGTAGAAAAAGCTTCTTATGAGTATGGGTTGCAAGTAGGTAGAGCTATTGAATCTGAGTGGTTTAGGAACGATAGAGGTTGGTACGATAGATTTAATACAAACTATAATAATTTCCATAGACTAAGATTATATGCTAGAGGAGAACAATCTATTCAAAAATACAAAGACGAATTATCTATTAATGGTGACTTATCTTATTTAAATTTAGACTGGAAGCCCGTACCAGTTATACCTAAGTTTGTAGATATTGTTGTAAATGGTATGTCTCAAAGATCTTATGATATAAAAGCTTATGCACAAGATCCTGAGTCAATAATGAAAAGAACTGCTTATGCTGAAGCTCTGCAAAGAGATATGATGCAAAAAGATCTTATTAAGCAAATACAACAAGTAACAGGGTTAGATGTTTCTAAATCACAAGGTAAAGGTTTAGAGATGGAAAGTGAAGAAGATTTACAGTTGCATATGCAAATGGATTATAAAGAGTCTATTGAAGTAGCTGAAGAAGAAGTTATTAATAATATATTAGCTAGTAATAAATATGATTTAACTAGAAGAAGATTAAATCAAGATTTAACTATATTAGGTATTGCAGCTACTAAAACATCTTTTAATAGATCTGAAGGTGTTACTGTTGATTATGTAGATCCAGCTAGTTTAGTTTATTCATATACTGAAGATCCTAACTTTGAAGATATATATTATGTAGGTGAAGTAAAACCTATTAGTTTAGCAGAACTTAAAAAGCAGTTCCCTAATTTAACACCAAGTGATTTAGAAGAAATACAAAAGTATCCAGGTAATCAAAATTATACTAGGAACTGGAGTGGTCGTTATGATGATGATACAGTACAAGTATTATATTTTGAATATAAAACTTTTACTAATCAAGTATTTAAAATAAAAGAAACTGCATCAGGCCTTGAAAAAGCATTAGAAAAACAAGACACATTTATAGATGCGCCTGATGGTGATAACTTTAAAAAAGCATATAGATCAATTGAAGTATTATACTCAGGAGCTAAAATATTAGGTCATGAAAAAATGCTTGAGTGGAAGTTAGCTGAAAATATGACAAGACCATTTGCTGATACTGTTAAAGTTAATATGAACTATAACATCGTAGCTCCTAGATTATATAAAGGTCGTATAGAATCAATTGTAAGCAGAATTACTGGTTTTGCTGATATGATACAGTTAACACATTTAAAACTACAACAGGTAATGTCTAGGATAGTACCTGATGGTGTTTATATGGATATAGATGGTTTAGCAGAAGTAGATTTAGGTAATGGTACTAATTATAATCCAGCTGAAGCATTAAATATGTATTTCCAAACTGGTAGTATTGTTGGTAGATCAATGACTCAAGATGGTGGTATGAACCCAGGTAAAGTTCCAATACAAGAACTTGCTACATCAAATGGTATGGGTAAAATACAATCATTAATACAGACTTATGAGTATTACTTAAAAATGATTAGAGATGTGACCGGACTTAATGAGGCAAGAGATGGTACACTACCAGATAAGCAATCATTAGTTGGTTTACAAAAACTTGCTGCTGCTAATTCTAACGTAGCTACAAGACACGTATTACAAGCTAGTTTATATTTAACACTTAGAACTTGTGAAAATATATCATTAAGAGTAGCCGATGCTTTAATGTTTCCAATGACTAAACAGTCTTTAATGTCTAGTATATCTAGGTATAATGTAGGAACATTAGAAGAGTTATCTAAATTAAATATGCATGACTTTGGTATATTTTTAGAACTAGAGCCAGATGAAGAAGAAAAACAAGTATTAGAAAATAATATACAAATAGCTTTAAAAGCTGGACAAATAGATCTTGAAGATGCTATTGACATTAGAGAAGTTGCTAATTTAAAGTTAGCTAATCAAATGTTAAAGAAGCGTAGAAAAGATAAAGCAGCTAGAGACCAGCAAGCACAACAAGCTAATATACAAGCACAAGCACAAGCAAATGCTCAACTAGCAGAGCAAACTGCTTTAGCTGAAACTCAAAAGCAACAAGTATTAACTGAGCAAAAAATGCAACTTGAAAAAGCTAAGAGTGATTTTGAAGTACAAAAAATGGAGAGAGAAGCACAAATTAAACAACAGTTAATGGAACTAGAGTTTAATTATAATATGCAACTTACTCAAGCTCAAGGACAAGCTAGAAAAGCTCAAGAAGAATTTAAAGAAGATCGTAAAGACGAACGAACTAAAATACAAGCAACACAACAATCTGAGTTAATAGATCAAAGAAAAAATGATTTATTACCAAAAAACTTTGAATCCGCTGGTAGTGACACACTAGGTGGATTTGGTCTAGAGCAATTTGAGCCTAGATAATTTTTTATTAACTATTATATTATATTATGTCAGAAAAAGTAAAAGAGGAAGGTTCTTTTAAAATAAAAAAGAAACCAGGTAGACCTAAAAAACTTACCAACAAAGGAGAAACAATAAAAGTAGATTTATCTAAAAAAGAAGAAAAAGTAGAAGATGCCGTTCAAGAGCAAACAACAGATGAAGTACTTGTTCGCGACGAATCCAACGTTAGCGAAGAAGTTCCTAAAGAAAACATCGAAGAAACAACTGAAAAACCTACCGAAGAAAGCAAAGAAGAAAAAGTAATTCCAATACAAGAAATTACTGAAGAGCCTAAGGTAGAAGAAAAGAAAGAGCCAGTTATAGAAACTGCTCCAGAGCCTGCTAAACCAGAAGTTAACTTACCTGAAAATATAGAAAAGTTAGTTAAGTTTATGGAAGAAACAGGTGGTACAGTTGAAGACTACGTTAGATTAAATGCTGATTATAGTAACGTAGATGACAATACTTTAATTAGAGAATACTACAAACAGACTAAGCCACATCTAGATGCAGAAGAAGTTAGCTTTTTATTAGAAGATAACTTTTCATATGACGAAGAAGTGGATGAAGAGCGAGATATAAAAAAGAAAAAGCTTGCCTTCAAAGAAGAAATTGCTAAAGCCCGTAAATTTTTAGAGGACACTAAGAGTAAATATTACGACGAAATCAAGTTGAGACCCGGCGTAACTCAAGAACAACAAAAAGCTATGGACTTTTTCAATAGATACAACGAAGAACAGAAAATGGTTCAAGATCAACACAAGAGGTTCCAAAATAACACTAAAAACTTCTTTAACCAAGAATTCAAAGGTTTTGACTTCAATATTGGTGAAAAAAAATTTAGATATGGAGTTTCGGATACTGACGGTGTTGCTAATACCCAATCTGATCTAACTAATTTTGTTGGGAAGTTCCTAAATGAAAAAGGTGAAGTAAAAGATTATGCTGGTTACCACAAAGCCATTTACGCTGCTGAAAATGCTGATACAATAGCTAATCATTTTTATGAGCAAGGCAAAGCCGATGCTGTAAAAGATATGATGGCTAAATCTAAAAATGTAAGTAATGAACCTAGAGTAACATCTACAGGTGATGTTTACATTAATGGATTAAGAGTAAAAGCAATAAGTGGTGTAGATAGTTCTAAGTTAAAAATAAAAACAAAACAAAAATAAAACTTAAAACTAAAATAAAATGGGATTAGTAGATAATACTCCTGGTTTAGTTCCTCATCAAAAGAAAGTTACATTATCTGATAACTATCTTTCTTTTACAGATGGAACTAACACTTTTGCTCAACAGTATCTTCCAGAGCTGTATGAAGCAGAAGTTGAAAGATACGGAAACCGAACTTTACAAGGTTTCTTGAGAATGGTAGGTGCTGAAATGCCAATGACATCTGATCAAGTTATTTGGTCTGAGCAAAATAGACTTCACGTTTCTTTTGATGGCTGTACTATTGCTTCTAATACTACAATTACTGTTCCTTTAGAAGCTGGTAAATTTTGCCCAGTTAGAGT